TAGTACTGTTAGGTGATGTAATTTGCGCAGCAGGGGTATTTTTAAATACCTTCTGCGTCTTGCTTATATACTCCCAAAGATTCATTAAATAATCGTCCTTAAGTACTGCACATAATCTTTAGTAGCCTGTGATGTACCTGGTTGACTAGCCCAGAACTCGAGCATTGGGTAGTAATCACGAATCATATTAATATCTGGGTCTTCTGTTGGACCAGAAGGCAGTCCAGGAATTGAGTTAGCGCCAGGACCAACTGGGACACCATTAGTGATGGGGTCATTTGGGTCCATTGTTTCTGCTGTAATAGGAGTAACTGGATTCATTGAACGAACTTCACCCATGCGGGCCGAACCAGCATTAAATGATGGAGCTTTAGTCGGAGCAGCAGCACGCTGTTCATTGGTAGCTTTATTTTGTCCATAAGGCAAACCAGAATAATTTAGGTCCATACGTCCACTCTGTCCATTGCCACCCATAGGCTTAACATTAGCTTGATTATATTGTGGGCCACCATTTGGACCTCCACGTTTTTCTACAGCCATGTTTCCTCCTACTTAGTTTCTTGTTCAAGAATGTGAAACGGCGGAGCCGTCTCGTTATTATTAACTGCTGCAATTCGCATTGCATCTAATGTGCTAGCACCTGCATGTAGTGCGCCTACTGCGTAGTCACCACCTGAGCCGATACCATAAAATCCTGTGCTATTCATACCAACTGCAAAATCAGAATCAATCTCAAAGATTGTTCCATTAATTGCTATTAAAAGACATAATTCAAACTTGCTATCATCATCATTTGATGACTTACTTACATTGACTCCCGCTTCAGTAAGCGTAGTCTTTAATGCAGGAACTACTTTATTAATTACAAACTCATATAAATTTGCTTTAGCCTTGGCTGTAACTAGTGGAGGCGTCCACCCATGGAGTACCACTTGCAAAGCACGATAGTCACCAGCACCACTAATAATGTAACTTCCACGTTCAACCGCCTTTATCATATCTGAGTGTGTATAAACTTTACCACTTGCAGCAATCCTGCTGTCAGAAACAATGATACAGCCATGTTCTAGTTGTACGCCAACAATTGTTGTCATTGTCCCCTCCTAGTTTATATACTTCGCGCTGAACGTACGCTTGCTGTTGGTGTTCCTCCGCCAGTTATACCTGACAACAGAGTCATAATATCTGGTGGTGCTGATTGCATTTCAGTTGTAGCGCCTCCTACTGGAGCACCAGCGGGAACAGGGGACGGTTGCTCAACCGCTTGTTGGGCTCCAGCAGGAGGAACTGGTTGCGGTTGTGGGGCAAAGGTTGCTTCAATTGCATCCTCGAGTGCCTGTCCCTTTTGGCGTGCCTTAATAACAACCGCAATTTTACGTACTACTTCGGAAGCATCCTGGCCTTGAGTCGCCATCTGTGGAATTGCTTGAGTGTAGGCTGTAAGTGAACCGAGTAATGCATCACGCATCTTTTCGATTTCAATCTTTTCTAGTTCTTGAGTTACGTTAACTGTAAATGGAAGTTCACGCATTGCCATATCCTTGGAGATTAATCCACCACCAAGTGCCTGTAGCATAAAGATAAGTCCCTGCGCTGGGTTAAGACCAGCAAGCATTCCATAACGAACATCGGCTGAATAGTCGCTCTTGATGTCCTTCTTTGGGGAGTATGTAATTTCATAAGGTGAACCTGAGTCAACACCACGAATTGTTTTTTCTTCTGAGAAAATTGTTTCATCAACTTCAAAACAGATGCTAATTACATCACGAAGCGCAGAAGCAAAGATTGCTTGTGCAGATTTAACCTGTGTATCAAAGGCTCCCATAAGAGCCTGTACACCTTGACCAGTAACAACTGATGCGCTGATATTTCCTGTACGTGATTCAGGGTAGCGTGCGCCCACACGCAATTCTTGGTTGAGCAAGTTCTGTTCAGTGAACGCACCTGCTGGAATATTAAGTTCTACGCGGCGTACGCCTGCTGGGTTAGCTGTACGAATAACAGCGTCGCCACCAAGTTGTAACTCCTGTACATCTTGTGGAAGTACGATTGGAGCTTGTACAGATTTTTCTGCAGCTTCCATTGCAAGCAACGCAAAGCGATTGCGAAGCAACTGGATACCCAGGATATCATCGAACTGTCCACGTAGCTCATCATCGATAGATGGTTTGCGTGCTACTATAACCATCATCTTACCTAATGGATTCTTAGCACGTGATAGTACTAGGTTATCCTTTGTAGGGATATAGATGATTGATTGGTCTTTATCAAAATAGCGAATCATTTCTACTTGAGTATTCAAGTCTTGCTTGTAGCTTGCGCCACCTAACAAGGAGTATTCATACTCAGGAAATAATGCAACTAGTTCTGCTAGAGACATCATATAGCGTTTTGCAAAGGCAATGCAGCGTCCGTAGCGGTCGAATTCTGGGTAAGCACCCACTGGGTTTTCTAGGCGGATGCGCGGCAACTTTGCTTCCTCATCCAATTCAATAAAGAATGGGAGGAAACCGTATGTTAGGTACCAGTCTGCACCTTGGTACATCTGTACTGCTAGGTCAGCGTGAGCAAAATAGTTGGCAGCAATACGTGTGCGCTTGTCGGCAAACTGACGGGCTCTATCTGAAACAGAGTTAGCAGCAGAACAATTGACCGCAGGTAGTGGTGCCATAACTTCAGACAAGTCGCGTGCGACAATATCGATAAAGTTAGCAACTACGTTAGCATCTACTCCGTCTGGAAAGAAGTCAGGATATACAGATGCAATTTGGCCCTTGCGGACTGCAAGAACGTCGAGGTTGCGACCGTCGCGTTCAGCGTTGCGGAAGCGAAGGTTCTCGACCCGCGCCGCAACTTGTTCCATTGATAATGCCATTGTTATCCTAACGTAGGTTTAAAAAAAATTATTTTCTTCCAAGGTTTCCGCCGCCGCCGCCAAGTGCTCCGCCAGTATATGCTGATGCGCCTGAACCAACTGGCTTGTACGGTTGCTTATCCATCTTCATGGATGTTGGCTTAGTTGGAAGAATAATATCTACTCTTCGATTAGCGGACATTCCCTTAACCGTTTTGTTAGAAGCAACAGGTTCTTTTGTGCTTGCAGCGGTTACAACAAATTTTACATCAGGATTCTTTACCTTTGACTTTAAATACTCTGCTGTCGCCTTTGCGCGATTCTTAGACAAAGTCATATTGTCAACGCCACCACGAGCATCTGCGTGACCACGAAGTGTTACACGTGATACGCCAGCCTTGTTAATCTTAGTTGCGATTCGGTTAAGTTCATTTTTCTGGGCAGTTGTAAGGTTAAACTTATTTGTCCCAAAGTTAACCGACGTGTCCTTTGCAGAACCACCGTAAGTTGCTTTCTTTTTAGAAGCACTTGCTCTTGCTTCATCTGCTGACTTTGCCATAATTTATCCTAACTATAAGTTTCTTGCCATTGTTCAGCGAATGCCTCATCTAGGTTCAATGACATTCTGCCCTGCTTCTGGTATCTAGTTGCCCATCTATTATTTTGATACTGCCCTACTTTACTACCTTGTTGCATCAACTCACGTATACGGATGATGGCAAACCATAAAGCCATAACACAGTCAGTTGGGTTCTTGGTATCTGGCTTCCAAGTAATTAGTTGCTGTACAAGAGACTTGAGTCCCTCTGAGCCTTCGTTGCTTGGTAGTTCGATTAAACCGTTGTCTTGGTAGCGACCATCATGTATAGTACCAAAAAGGCTAGACATAGATGCTACACCAAAAGATGTGTCCCACTTGTTCTTACCAGTAAAGTGTGAGTTTAACTGGCAGCCGTAAGTAGCCAGATAGTTACGCAGGTCAGTGTCCATAGCGTAGTACTTCTGGTGTGCGTTAATTTCCACACGGAATTCTTGGGGGTGGTACTTCTCGACCCACTCACGAATCAGAGCGTTCTCTTTTTGGGGAGTAGGGTCTGCCATGTTGACGCAGTCAAGTACATAGATTGTGCTGTCATCTCGGTTAAGAGTTACGGCTACAAATGCTGAACGACCAGATAC